AATGTTTGACCACTATCAACTAAATCTGTTTGTGCTGTTTGTTCTACATCATAGAATCTCATCTTTGATCTATCAACACCTAGAATAAATTTTCTATTGATCGTTGGATCATTGTATCTATTCTTTAATTGTTTAACCATTATCTGATTTTTTTCTTCTAGTTCTTCACTACTAATCAAAGCAAACATGAAGTCTGCTGTTGCAGGAAGACCGAAAGATTCAGATGTATCTTCTAACCCAACATCACTACTTACGAAACCACCTCTTGTAGTTTGTGTAGCAGAGAATATAGGCAGATCATTCTCAACTGCAAGACCTCTTAATTCTTCTGCAATCGATTTGATGTAAGTATAACTATTCACATTTGCACCTGCTTTAAATCTAGCACTGGCACATATGTTTAGATAATCAACAAACATGATATCTGGTTTAAATGATTTCTTCATAGCAAGCTCACTCAATAGATTCTTGAAGTGGCCTGTATGAGCAGACGCAGTAGGATATTCTTTGATAATTAATTTACCTGTCGTCTTACTTTGTAATTTGTTTATCTTTGTTTCATACATTGAATAAGGTAGTTCTTCGAGATCACTCATACCTACATTCAATAAATTAGCGTCTATTCTTTCAGCGATTCTTTCTTCAGCCATCTCCATGGTAATATATAATACATTTTTACCTTGAAGTAATACAGATGAAGCAAGGTGTGTCATAAACATTGTCTTACCAACACCAGTACCTGCAAGACAAATATTCAAAGTTTTACTTGGTATACCACCTCTTGTAATCTTGTTAAAGAAATCTAAATCTAATTCAAGTCTTTCTTCTTTCTTTTTATAGAAGTCATATCTTTGTTGTGACTCTAGTAAATAATCATGCCCTACCTTCTGGTCAAATGACACACTCAAAGCACTTGATAATAATTCAGGTAGAAACTCTGGTGTGTGTTGTTTATCTTTACCATCTATGATCTGTATGCCACCTAGTATCGCATTGTGTATGGCACGATCTTTACAAAACTTTTCTGTTGTTTCTAATAACCATTCTGTATTGACTGGTTCTTTATTTAATGTAGATAATATATCTGTTATCTTTTTATATTCATCTTCATTAACATTCTTATTAGAATTAATCTCGATAGATAATGCTTCTTTTGTTGGAAGACTATTATACTTTTCAACAAATTTATAGATTTCAGAAAACAATATTCCTTCTAGTCTATCAGCAAAATACTCTTGTTTAACAAAAGGTAAAACCTTTCTAGTGTATTCCTCATTGTGAATTAAATTACTTAAAGCCGTTCGTTCAATTCTTTCCATCATTATCCTTTTTAGTTTTTAGTTGTTCATCTAGTAATATAACTAATATATCACCGATGTGATTAATAAATTCTTGACTATCTGTATCTGCCTCTACTTTGTTTTCTATAATAGTATAGTCAAACACCATAGGCAACGCACCTTCAGGTGTCTTTTCAGATTCAGGTCTGAATCCTACATTGCCGTACTTATAAACTATGGATGAAAATGGACCACTAATTAACTTTAGTGCCGTAAAATCCTCACCAGGTTTTTCTACGAACACATAGTCTTCCCTATGTTTAGGTTTAGTCGTCTTGTGAAGTTTCGGTATCGTTATTTTCTGTTTCGCCATATTTAAACTCTTTACTACATACTCCATCTAATTGTTCTAGTATTTCTTTTGTGAAGTATTTTGTCGGGTCGTTATTAATTGTTTTACCAAATGCTTTTGATCCGTCTGGTAATTCAATTCTAGTAGAAACTTGTTTAAATATATTATGTTTTAAAGCCAAGTCTAGTAGACCGTAGTATCTATCCAAACCTTTGTCGTAAGTTAATCTAACATCTACGACTTTGTTCTCTTTGGTTAGTCTTGATTTGTAATTTTTACAATGTATTATATTACCTATAATTTCTGTGCCATCTTTTTCTTTTCTTTTAGATAGATATACGATTGATGACGCTGCATATTTTAATCCTGATCCACCACCCATTTCTTTCTGTGGGAACATTGAACCAATAACATCATAGGTGTGATTAGTAATTATCAAAGGCACTTTTGCCTTACCTAGTTTTAATGTCAATACTCTAAAGGCAGCCTTAACTATCTGTGCCCTTGTCATATCTTTAGTTTCTTTGCCTGCCTGTGTATCTTCCATCTCTTTTGTAGTAGATAACATACCTAAACTATCTAATACTAATAACAATGGTTTTCTTTCTTTTACATCTTGTTCTATGTATTTGTCTAGCACAGTAAGGGCTTGATGTCTAAATTCTTGTACAGTAGTCACTGGCATTACAACCATTCTACTACTATCTATTCCTCTTTCTTCGATTATATCTTTAGTCACAGCTGATTCTGATTCGAAGAATATAACACCACCGTTAGGATTTTTATCTAGGAAATGTTTACACATACCTAATACAAAGAAAGTTTTACCTGTGGCACTTTCACCTGCGATTGCTGTTATCTTATTTGAAGGTAGGCCTCTATGAATAGAACCGCCTAATAATGCATTGAATATATATGAACCTGTATCTATGAAAGAATCTACATCACCTGAAGCACCATCTGATACTAGACTGGCATATTCATTACCAGTTTCTTTTATTATATCTTTTAAAAAATCACTCATTAATTATCCTCTTTAGTTTCATTATCTATTATACTATATTTATATGTCATGTCAAGCAAAGAAATCATCTAAATTATTTTTACTTTTATACTTGTCAATATTGTGCCGATTATATTCCACAGTTTTTGATATATTAAATGGCTTCTTTGTTGTTGTTTCATATTCTGTTTTACCTGGTGCCAAAACTTTCCATATTAAGTCTTTATCTTTAGGATAATTTAATGACCATTCTACTGTGCTATGTTTTAAAAACTTTCTATCTTTTTTAGTTATAGGCAAAATATATCTAAATTGTTTACCTTTAACCCTTGTAAATTTTAATTTTTTTCTTGTTTCAAAGTCTGGTCTACTACCTATTTTAAGACCTTCTTTTCTATGTGGCATATACTTTTGCATTGTTCTAGGGTGTATCTTTTCACCTTTACTACTAACATAAGTATCTGTCATAATATATCCACCATATAAGAAATTAAATGCTTGATATACATAACCTGGTTTACCTACAATACCATCTGCCCATGTAAACAAATATTTTAACTTTGGTTCTTTTTCTTTTAACCATTTTAATGCAGTTGATAACATTTGAGTTTCACTATTTTTGCCCATACTGTCATCCATACACATCTTACCTATTTCAAGATAGTCTTTTGCTTCTAGTGTAGGAAACAATTTCTTAATAGTATGTTGTGGTCTAACACCATAACCAAAAGTAATAACTCCTTGTAATTCATCTTTAATAAAATATCCACAATAGTATCTAGTTAAACTAGGCATAACAGGAGAGTAGTGCCTAGATGTAATAAAATCAGCTGCTTTAATTTTATGTAATAGTTTTATCATCCAAAAAACTCATCTAAATTTGCCTTTCTTGAATTTTTAAATAAATCAAAATCCTTATCACCAAAACACCATACATTTTCTATAAAGAGTTTATTCATAAAGTCTGCTTTTGCTTTATCATCTGCAAATAATTTATCTGATTTAGGTCGTTGCATAATTCTCATACCTATCTGACCTATAAATTTATCTTTTAATCTATTTACTAATTCATCACTTGACCTATAACGAGTACCTTTGATCTTCGGATCCATAATATTCACGAATAAAAACTTTGATACTGCCATTGATTTTTCTGCAACCGGTAAATAGAAGTCATCACGCCATCTTTCGTACTCATTAAATTTAGACCATGATTGATCTTCTTGAAACTCACCACCCTTATTATATTCTTCTGTCGAGAAGTAAGGTGGAGAGGTAAATGCAACATCTATTGATGGCAACTTATGATATGGTAGGTCTTCTGCACCACATCTCCATATCGTCACCTTCTTAGGTTTAGATAATAGTTTATTATATCTTGATATCTGTTCGGTATATCTAGCATATGTATTCGGATTAGGATCACAACCATAATATTCTTCAGCGTCACTAGCAAAGAAACCTGCAAGTCTATCACCCCAGCCACAACTTGTATCTAATACAGTTTTAGCATTCGTCATATCATATATTGCTTTTGCGACAACAGGTTTAAATTGTGTTGCGATATATGTACCTAGTCTAAATGCACTTATATAACTCTTATGAGTTAGTAAGCCACCTAGTAATTGTTCAGACTCGTTACCATCTAAATCTTTTACTTTAGTTAGTTTAACATCATTGATACCACGCCATATAGGACCTAGACATTTCCATATAGCATATGCGTCACCATTTTCCCATACTTCTTTAGGTGCTCTGAAGCCATAACTACCACATTCTAATCTTAAATCTTGCATGAAGAAATTAGATACATCATTAAAGGTACTTGGACCATTAATTAAACCTAGACCATACTTATCATAACTGTATTCATAGTCATCATACTTTTCAAATACTTCTTTGTCAACTTGATCTTTAGGTGTACAAATAGAATTAGTATTAAAGTTTTTTAGACCATTAAAACAATTTCTCATATCATCTTCGGATATTTCTTTTAATGGGAATACAGGTCTTTCGGTTGCAATATAATCGGCAAGATTTTTTCTCATCTCTTCCTTGCCGTATTCTGCGTTCATAGATTCAAATGTCTTGTTATCTAACACAGGTAGTTTATCGTCCCCAGCGGCGGCTAATAGACGGCTATATAGTGTATTATTACGTTGATAGTCTTTCATAATTAATTATAACACAATTAGTCTTGCTTGTCAACCTCTGGTGTCACATCTTCAAAATCAGCGTCAACAACATTATCATCTTTTTTCTTATCTTCTTTTTTAGGTTCTTCTTGTTGTTGTTGCATATCTTTATAAACTGCTTCGCCAAGTTTCATTGAAGCTTCAGTTAGTGTTTTAGTTTTATTTTTAATGTCCTCAACATCTTCACCTTTAAGCGCTTCTTCAAGATCAGTTATGCTAGTTTCTATTTTAGTTTTTTCTTCTGCCGAAACTTTGTCACCATGTTCTTCAACGGTTTTCTTTAAACTAGCAACAAGAGTATCACCAGTATTTTTGGCTTCTATCTTCTCTTTGATCTTCTCGTCAGCGTCTTTATTTGCTTCTGCGTCTTTGACCATTTGTTCTATTTCTGTTTCTGATAAACCACCAGAAGCTTGTATAGTTATCTTCTGTTCTTTACCTGTACCTTTGTCTTTAGCAGATACACTTAAAATACCATTAGCGTCAATATCAAATGTCACTTCAATTTGAGGTACACCTCTTGGTGCAGGTGGTATGCCATCAAGCATAAAATTACCTAATGACTTGTTATCTTTTGCAAGTTGTCTTTCACCTTGGGATACATTTATATTAACTGCATTTTGATTATCTTGAGCAGTAGAAAACACCTGACTTTTCTTTGTAGGTATAGTTGTATTCTTCTCAATGACCTTTGTAGATACACCACCAAGTGTTTCAATACCTAATGATAGAGGTGTCACATCTAATAGTAATACATCATTGACATCACCTGCCAATACACCACCTTGAATTGAAGCACCTATTGCTACAACCTCATCTGGATTAACTCCTTCATGTGGTTTCTTACCAAAAAACTTTTCAACTTCTTCTTTTACTTTAGGCATTCTTGTCATACCACCAACCAATATAACTTCACTTATGTCTGTTGATTTAATACCAGCGTCTTTCAATGCTGTCTGACAAGGTGCAAGTGATCTAGTAATAAGACTAGCAACTAGACTTTCAAATGTTGCTCTATTTAATTTAGTATTTAAATGTTTAGGTCCTGTTTGATCGGCAGTAATAAAAGGTATATTAATTTCTGTTTCAACGATAGAAGATAATTCACATTTTGCTTTTTCGGCTGCTTCTCTAACTCTTTGTAATGCTAGTTTATCTGATTTCAAATCCATACCTGTGTCATTTTTAAATACAGATAATAAATGATCTACAATTGCATTATCAAAATCTTCACCACCTAATGATGTATCACCATTTGTAGATTTAACTTCAAACACACCATCACCTAGTTCTAGGATAGATACATCAAAAGTACCACCCCCTAAATCATAAACTGCAATTGTACCTGATTTCTTTTTATCTAAACCATATGCCAATGCAGCTGCTGTAGGTTCATTGATTATTCTTTTAACATCAAGACCTGCAATCTTACCTGCGTCTTTAGTTGCTTGTCTTTGTGAATCATTGAAGTAAGCAGGTACAGTTATGACTGCCTCTTTAACTTCTGATCCTAAATATTTTTCAGCAGTTTCTTTCATCTTCTGTAAAGTGAAAGCAGAGATTTGTGATGGTGAATACTTTTTACCTTTTGCTTCTACCCATGCGTCTCCGTTATCTGCCTTAACAATTTTGTAAGGTGTTGTCTGTATATCTTTCTGTACAGAATTACCATCAAATGTTCTACCAATTAATCTCTTAACTGCATAGATAGTATTCTCTGGATTGGTTACTGCCACTCTTTTTGCTGGCATACCTATCAA